CCATAAACGGCTTTCCGCTGCGTGACCATTGCCGATATTCCACATATACCGTGACAATAACAGCAGCGATATTGGGGAAGTAGCCCAGTCCCTGAGCTTTGCCGAGATACGCAAACGCCCATGCGAGTATGCCCAGCAAAAGCATTAGCACGAAATGCTTCCATGTGTTAGTTATCATCTTCCACCTCCACAATATCTAAGTTATTGTTTTCTATGTATTGAAGCATTTCTGCCTCAGTATCGAACTCTGCGGCAGAATGCTCGCCACAATCTATGCGAAAACCTGAGCCATTGCCATAATCAATTACGATTTTGCCATTGTAAATTACATACCATTTATCTCTAATTATCATATTGTCTCCTATGGATTGGGTGTTTCTGTAGGGAATGCGTCATCGCCAGATTCCCATGCAATCGGGACTTTCACAGTTACGCCGCCGCCAACAATGGTGTCGTAGTATCCCGATACATTGCTCCAGCCAGGATTATCTCCGCCAGAAATCGTCATTATTTTTGTTGATGCTGTCCATTTTCCCTCAGTTACGCAAGTCGCTGCATCTGCAAATAGCTGTATATATTCGCTTGCAGAGAACACTGTGTCGCCCAAGAGCTGGATGCCATTGTAAGAGATAATGTTCAGCGGATTTGTTCCATACGTCAGGGATGAGCCGAGGTTGTTGAGGTACAGGTATGTTAGCTTCATGCCCGTTATATCGCCCGTGATGACAGAAGAGCCGATGCCGGAAAGGTACAGGTATGTCAGCTTCATCCCCGTTATGTCGCCCGTAATGACAGATGAGCCGAGGCTGTTGAGGTACAGGGTTGTCAGCTTCATGTCAGTAATATCACCAGTAATGACAGATGAGCCGATGCCGGAAAGGTACAGGTATGTCAGCTTCATGCCCGTTATGTCGCCTGTAATGACAGATGAGCCGAGGCTGCTGAGGTTCAGGTATGTTAGCTTCATGCCCGTTATGTCGCCTGTAATGACAGAAGAGCCGAGGCTGTAAAGGTTCAGGTATGTCAGCTTCATACCCGTTATATCGCCCGTGATGACAGATGAGCCGAGGCTGCTGAGGGACAGGTATGTCACCAGCTTGCGTTGAGGGATGGTAAAGATTCCATCATCCTTGAAATAAATGTCTTGATTCGTGTTTGCCGCAAGGGTTAGCGGAGTGGTAACGAACTCTCCGCTACTGCCTATTCTAATGCTTGTGCCGCCAGCAGGGGTTACAGTTGTTGTTTCCGATACTTGAACACGCACGTATTTTGTGCCATCGCCAGAGGTGACTGTGAAGGTGGCTGGCATATTGCCGTATCTGTCCACAATGCGATGCGCGCCGAGACCAAGACCGAGACCTAAGCCGAGACCGCTCATTTCTTCACCAGTGGTTTGATGAGCTTATACAAGCTCGATACCAGAGGAACGGCATCGGCTGCGCTATTGATTCCCAATTTCTTCAAGATTTTAGGATTTGCTTTTTCAATAGTTGCCTGTGCTACTACCATTGCCTTCCCTTCATTTGTATTTATATAGCTATGAATATCTTGCGAAGGCAAGCTTGCCAAATTATCCAATATTTGAACTGGATTTGTTTCAGCAATAGAAATCAAAGGTGCTGCAATTTTATTGAATTCTTCCGTCGCCAATAATTTCTTAATCTTCTTATATTCAGCAATAATAGTAGCAAGCAATCCGGATAATGCTAATATAATAGCAGTAATAATTTCAATGTTTGCCAATATGCTATTTAGTATATTTTCCATTTTTGATCTCTCCTAATATTGTTTCCAATAGTGTCTCTATTTTGGTGAGCCTTGCATCAATATCTAATGAAGTCAATTCATCAATGCGCCTATTGATATTGTGTTGTTCAGATTTATACTGCTCTTTCTGTATTGAACAATCTGCAATATCCGATATTTCATTCTCCAATTCATAATATCGTTTTTCTATGTTTGCTATTTTGGTATTTAATTTGCCCCAAGCATAGGCAAAGGATACCAAATAAGCAACGATATTAATAGCGATAGCTACCCATACATTCATAGTATCATCCTTTATGAACATTAATATACAATTTTGCGCCCAAAACGGCTATTTTGCACCCGGATTCAATCACAAAGTATTCAGATATACCTCCGGAAATAGGAATATCTGAAGTAGTAGCGGTAGGATTTGCGCCAATGGCAATATGGCAATTATTGTCTGCCCAAAGACGCACTACTTGTTTGTCATTTGCATCGATGACTGCAGCGGTCGCCGCCGAAGCAGATGTTCCATCCACAATTATCGGTGCAGTCGTGCCAGGGTAAAACACTGGCATCGGATTACCATTTTGATCTGGAAAAAGAATATTCATTTTACACTCCTGTTACAGGTATTGCCCTGTAAATTATACTTATTAATATATTATCAGTATCACTATATTTCAAGTAGATTTTATCCAGCATTGCTTGCCCTGAAATCGAATGAGTAGTTTTTGTAATAGTTACTCTATCCATTGTTTCATCAGGATTTTGTTGTAAATATGTATTTGCTGCAGATTTTTTATAAATGGATATTACTATTCCTGTATAACTAATTAAATAATTAGAATCAAGTCCTGCATTATTGCGTAAATCGCTGTATGAAATTGTATATCCACTGTCTCCAGAAATTGTAACATCTATACCATAATGATATATATTTGTTACGATTACATTGCTAATATTGTTAATTTGATTTTGAATACTACCAGTAACTCCATGCAGATAACTAAGTTCTGTTTTAGTAGTTTGAATGCCGGTTAATTTATTTATATCCGTTGCTTGACCATCCCAACCGGTTAGTTTGTTTATTACATCACCAGTAGTAGTCATTGCAGTAGCACTATTTAATCTAATGTTATCAATGCGTTTATTGCTCATTGTTTGCGCACTTGCGTCGGCAGTGACAATATTTCCAGAACCACCGAATGCTCTATTACCCAATATCTTTTTCAGTATATTGAGAATAGATGCTTTCTTGTCTTTATTCCCGTTACTGGTATCGGAAATATGCAGGAAATCTCCATCATCAATATTAGTATAGTCCCCAATATCGTCTAATTGATATATTTGTTTGTTTGCCATTTTTTTATCCTTTTAATATTAAATTATTACCATTATGGTCTATCAAATAATTATCATAGTAATCTACCATATAATAAAATCCTTCCAGGGTGGTATAAGTAGGCATATTATCTATTTTCTGTTTGCCAATGAAACTCAATTCTAATGTCTGTCCCGCTGCAACATTCTGACTGAAATCCTCTGGAGATATATCTGAATTCAATATACAGAGATAACCAAGATCGTTAGCATATTCATATCTCGGATAGATCATTATTCCTTCTGTTTTAGCTGCATTGAGCATTTGGATTAGGGATGCCATATTAAATGCACTTGCGCCCCATATACCCAAATTCCACATCGTAATAGTTATGATCGGAATAAATCCTTTATGCTGAACTTTCAGATTACCAGATTTAGTTCGCCAGGTATTCTTGAGTTCTTGAAATCCGAGTTTTCCTGCACAATGTGGTAATTCCATTTCTGTCGTTCCATAGACGAATTTTACTCCGCCAAAGCCCCAAAGCATTTCAGCCATTAGTTCCAACTCCCCAAACATTCAATTTCAATCAATCCATCTTTAGGATAGCCAATGTTTGTCAATATGTAATTATAGCCATCTATTTGTATTGTTTTGAATATCTCCATATATTCTTCGTTATAATAATAATCAGGTAAAGAGAAAGACAATTTGCAACTAATAGCTGTAAAAGCAATGCGATATATATATTTAATTGCATTTGCTATATTATCACCATTTGCCGCATTACTAAGAGCAGAAGTCATTGTATTAACTTCTATCAATGCCCCATCTCTTGTTTGGTTGATAATATCATCATCCGATATTACTGTTCCATCCTCAACAATGAAATTAGGGTTAAGCACAGAATAATTAATATGCTTAATGCCAATCTCGTTAGCCCTAATATGAAGAATGTTTGCCGTCAAGAGAACATTAAATATTGTCTCATAAGTTTTTGCTCCATCAGAAAATTCGATCTCATTGAAATCAAGCGGAGTGCTGACATATAATTTGTCTTGCTCTCCCACCTTCTCAATTTCCATTTTGTAATCATTATCATCTTTGGTAATGATAACTGAATGAACGCCATTAACAATAAGATAAGGATAATTAGGTTGTTCTTCTGCCCATTCTATAGTAGCACCGGTATTACCTAATAATGAAGCGATAAGAATTTTATAAGTTTCAGAATTTATTATCGGATTACTGATGAATGTTTGTTTTTGATATGGCTGAAGCAAATTTTCAGGATGAAAAAGAAATCTTTCCATTTGATACCGCCAAACCCAATTGTTTACACCGCCGTAACGCCAGGTATGCAAAAATAGAACATAAAAAGAATTATTTTCAGATAGATAATAGATATGAGTATAAAATCCTTGCCATAAATTAGTATATCCTCCAGTTATATAAGGTAATTGCCAGCCGTATAGTTCGTTATGATCTTCCAGAGTAATTTGTAAATCTTGAATATACATTCCCAATGAACCAACTGCATCATTCACATACTGATTCATATTCAATGCTAATTGCGCTACTGGCTCTGTCATTAGTTTTTGCAGATTATTGCCTTCCCCTTCAATTTTCCAAGAACTGTTCCCTTCGCTAAAAGTATATTCAAATTTCTTTGCCTGCGTAATCCAAATATCCAATGAATCTCGCAAAGTAATAGTCATACTATTGCTATCATAGTTGTGTTTTATGTCTTCTAATCGTAATGCACCAGTAAAAATTGAAGCACCGCTATCTGTATTCACTAATTGAAATGCTGCATCATAATATTCAGGATATATTGCATTTATCAATTTATTATTTATTAGATTCCCAAAATCACCTTCTTTTAATAATGTGATGGTTGCGGTTCTACCATATATCTCAGAAATATTGTCTGCTGCCCCTTGTTTTGCTGAAATATCCCAATCAATAAGGTCGTCTGGTTCTATGCTGAATAATAGTTCCGGTTGCTCTCCATCAATTAGTGTGAGCGATTCATATATATCTAATCTGGCATTCTCAAACATCTTAGCTTCCCATTATATTGAGATTCTTCTCTACTCGTTTAATAGCATTTCTTAGAGGTAATCCGTCCAAATAAAGATTGAAATTTTGTTCTCTATTGGAAGCTATTTCTCTTTTAAGTCCATCTATGGACATCATCAATTCATTCTGTTGATTATTGGTATTGATGTTATTAAGATTATTTCTTCCTGTAGAAGCAATCGGTGCTGGGGGAATATCAAAAGCACCCGGAGCAAAAGAAGGAATTGTGCCATCACCACCTATTCCACCAGTGGCTAATCCAACTAATTTTTGCATAAAAAATAATTCAATCATCTGTGCTATAATCTGAGAAATGATTCGCATAGTTATTTCTGCCATTGACTCCCATGCATTATTCCAAGCGTCTTTCATACTTTTAGTTCCGCTAATAAAATCATATATCGTATTTCCCAAGACATTAGTTATATTTGCACTAATATTGCTCATATTTTTTTGCACTATATCCGATATATTCTTTATGTTATCAGGAATTTCTGAATATATTTTTTTAATCTGATCGGCTCGCCATTTATCCAATAGCACCGAATTTATTCCTTGCTTCACATATTCATCATATTCTTCTTGAATTTTTTGAATACGGAGATCAATATAGCGATTACGGTCTGTGGTCACCTGCAGTTCTATTTCTCTGCTGGCCTCAATATATTTCTGATAAGCTTCCCAGAATTTTTGGGTTTCGGCTAATTCTGCTTCATACATCTCCTTCATCTTATCGGCTTTGTCTTTTTCTATATTCTGAAAATAATCGAATGCTTCTTTTTGCAGTTCTCTTTCTTTGGCATAATACATATTATCTATTTGTTCTTTTGTTAGAACTGTAGAATATTTAGCATCTATCTCTATTCTGTATTGTTTTAGCTGACTATCAATCCAATCCTGCGAATATTTAGCAATTATCTCATAGTAATCTCTTATCGCTTCTTCATTAGTAATCAATATCTGTTTTAGATTATCACCTGTATTGACTAATCCTTTTTCATAATCCTCAAGCATTTTTTGCAAAGCAGAAGTGTCTATGCCCTTTTTGGATAATTCATTCAATTCATTGTTTCGTTTTCTTACTTCCCAAGTAATTGTGGAAAATGTTTTCTCTACTTCTTTCGGAATATTGCCTAAATCTTTTACACTATCAGTAATGATTTTATAGATTTCTTGAGAATTGGATTTCAGTTTTTCCAGATACAGGTTTATCTTTTTATCGTCTGCACTTTTACTCCATATATCGGCAATTGAGCCAAAAGCATTTTTCAAATCATCTCCACCTAATACTGATAATACCGCCGGCGGTAAAGCACTAATCGTATCAATTATTTTCTTGATGGTTTTGAAATATTTACTTTCTAATTTCTTAAGTTCAAAATCAATAGCTAAAACGCCCTGCGATACAAGCGTAACAACCAGGGTAATCGCTCCGCCGCTAATTTTCACGAGATCAGAAATCAATGTTGCTAAGCTCTTCCCCGAGACAATCAATCCCGCAGTAGCGTCTCCCCAAGCCATTTGAACTGCAGAAGCATTATTGATTTCGCCATCAGTGAAAGTATCGCTCCCCTTTGTCATCAAAATCAGATATTGCGTAAATGCAGATTTCACTCCTTCAAAGAAAGATAATGAACCACCTACTGTCTCCAGATAATCATTCCAGGCATTCTTCAATTGTTGAGTTGTAGTTGCAGAAGCCAATGCCAGTCCTTTATACTTCCCTTCCAGGGCATCTAAAAGAACTCTTTGTGCTTCAATTTTTTTACCTGATTCCACAAATCCTTTTATCGTCGCTTCCTGAGTTTCATTGAACATAACACCTACCCGTCTCAGACGAGTTAGCCCCAGAAGTGGGTCTGCAAGAGAAATCCCAAGAGTTTTTGCTGCATTATCCAAACTACCCATACTCTCCGCCATATCCACAGTTAATGCTTGAACTCTCGGGAAAATCTCTTTGCTAATGCCATCAAATCTTAAAAGCGATTGAGTTGCACCTTTAAGAATCTCCTCATCACCGAATTTGGAAACATGTTGCAATTCAGATGCCATATTAGCTAATTCTTGAGTTGTCCAATTTACTGCTTGACCGGTAGATCGTAGGGTAGTTTCTATTTGACGCATAGCAATAATTTGCTCATTATACAACTGCAGTGACTTCTTGCCTATATCCAGAGCAGTAGTGAATGTCTTGTAGGCAATCGCAGCTAAACCTATGTTCTTAGCCAAACCCATAATACTTTTATCCAGCGATTTTACTTGCGTATTTGCCTTTTCTTCACCTTCTACGCCGAAGATCAGACGCAATTTCTGAGTTATATCGTTCACGCTCTTCTCTTTCCTTGTTTGCTTGAGTTTTTCTTGCTATATTCAGATTGTCTATGAACCATTGCGGTTGGTTTTCCCACGAGCCAGTCAGCGGATATTGATGGAAACCATTGTTGATTTCCACCAGATACTGAATGATATACTGGCTGAGTGGCGAAATGATTGGCATTCCATCGTTCTGATCGCATTCTTCTAATTTCTCACAATATCTGCATATAGCATATTTCAGTATCTCTCTATCTTCAAGGACGGTAGAACTCTGATTGGTGAATAAGAATTCTACCGCTCTTATTAGTTTTTTTCATTATTCTCGGTGCGTTCTTTAATCTCATTCTCGTGATTCATTATCTGCATATATACTTCATTGTATCCATCGGGATTTTCCATAGCAAATAACTCCAATCCTTCTTCTGTGAGTGGATATTCCAATTCCCATTTCACTAAGCTATAGAGAATAGTATAAAATATGGCTACAAGACCGCCATTGAATACACGATTGATATTGCCATCGGAAGTTATTTCCTGAGTAAATACCTTTTCCTCTATTTTGGCGTTAAGTAGAGGTGAGCGAACTCTTGCTGTAGCAAAATATTTGCCGTCTAATTGAATTTCATACTCAAATGCTTTCATCCGAGTAGCAAGACAATCTTTGAATTTATCCATTATATTTCTTCTCCTTTAGTGGATAAATGTTTGAATTGAGACACTATTCTCTACACTAGCAATTGCTTTCATTGTCACATTGCTTTCAAATAAATCTCTATCAGGATCAGCTGAATCAAATGCTGTAACCAATGCTTGAAATTCAATAACCCAAGAACTCGTTCCAGAAACAAGATATATAATTTCCTGTAAATAATTATCAATCCCAATATCATCCATCGGATTAAGTTCAAAAACTCCTTGATTAAATAATCCTTTTACATTTAATTCGCCTTCCTGCCGAAGAATTATATCTCGCAATCTGGACATTGAATTAGTATAGCGTTTGGTGTCATCAATATATATATTTGTCAGAGTCAAAGAGAATTCAGTCAATCTGTTTGTTTCACCAAAATGACTGAGACATAATGTATCACCAAATTGAACCACATCGGGGAAAGTAAGTCCAGGATCGTTTCCAGTAATAATTTGTTCCACTTCTCTTTGATGGTCTGTCAATCTCCCCGTCAGAGTGAATTCTATTGCCTCTTTGCTTCTGCCAGTAATTACTAATGAATCAACTGCACAACCTTTGGCAATATCAACTTTATATTTTGAACTCGTGGGTTTATCATCCCAAACCTTCATCATTACCAGCGATTTTGCTGTAGGTGGAGTATCGTCAAAAGTGTATTTATGATTCGCTGGAGCTTGATGAAACATTGCCTTCAACAATATCTCATAGTCAAGAGATAGTTTCCCCGATAGTGTGAAAGTGCCATCGGTAACACCTTGAACTTGCTCATAGGCTGTTGCCTGAGAAGTTCCTGTTTTGTAATTAGTGTCAATCAGCTGTCTATCAGGATTAAGCTCTAATTTCACAGGCATAACGGTTAAGTCATCCCAACGAATTGATAGGGTCGGAGGGCTACCCGCTTCTGAATGAGTGTTCCCACTTCCCAGCGATGTCTCCAGTCCGATTGCTACTCTGTATTTATTGCCACTTCTGTAATTTCCCATTTATTTCTCCTTCATAGAGTTTATATTTTCATTATCAGAAATCTCTATTGGTTCAGAGATTTCAGGTTCTTTCTTTTTTTCTTTTTTGATTGATTCTTTTTGAGCTGATTTATTTATTTCCAGAATATCAGCTACCATAGCAGCTACGCTATCCTCTACTTCTGTCTCCTTTTCAGCAGATAATCTGTAGAGTTTTCCATTGCAAGGTATAATCCTTGCTGTTATCCCTTTTTTGAGTTTTACAATACGCATAATTACCTCGCATTCATATATTTAATGTTAAAATTTATACTTGATATAATGTCCAAGTCCCCCACTAATTGAGTCACAAATGGCATATCAGCATGCCAATTAATTGTTTCTAAATTCACTAATGTGGTCTTGGAGTTTAATCCAGAACTATTTAATATCTCACCAATTGCAGCATAGAGAACATTGCAATGCTCTTTCGTTTTATTGATACCATTCTGAGTAATAATGAAGATAGATATATCCAGAAGCTGAGTTAATATTCCGCCATTATCATTTTCCGTTGTTTCAGAGTTAAGCATGATAAAGCCAAAGGGATTATTATTACCTGAGAACATTAAGACCTCCGGTAATATACCTACTGTTCTACATCCTGCTTCCCGAAGAGCAGCCAATATTTCATCAGTTATATCGGTTATTTGATTCGTCATCTATTTGCCTTCTTGTTTTTTATGGTCTGAAGTTTGGCAATCTTCTCCAAATATTTGTTCCCATCAGTTTTATTGAAGCCGAAATGTTCCCGCTTGGGGAGATGATATCCTCCCGTTTGGTGCAGTAAAGCTACTCTTGCTCTGTTCTGATCCGCATAATATAGAATAGCTGCATTCGCCTGAACTTCTATGCTGAGAGAACGATGCATTTGCCCAGTATCCTGAAGCGTCACCACAGAAGAACCTAATCCCCTTGTCTGCATTATCCCACTTTTGTATTCCTGGGTTGCTGCAGAATATTCGTGGAAGGGTTGGTGATTGATATCAATCCCGCTTCGAGTGCGTTTCACTATTTCGCTTCTTGCTGACATTCCCAGTTCACGCCATTCGGAACGGGAGATTTTTCCCAATTTAAATACAGGTGAATTATATTTGAACTCAATCATCTTGTCACTCTACCGCTGGTTATCAGAAGCGAACCTGTATCAGTATCCGTTCCTACTCTCATCCGGGAAATAGCACTGGCAATTGTGTTCTGATATGCTCTGGCGTATGTCTCTGCCTTCATCTGGTGCATTTGGTTGAAAGTCCCGAGACCAAGATCACGATAAATCAATTCTAATGCCTTCATATCACAAGCCGTGATAAATGTTTCTGCATTCGTGATTAAATCCAATGCCTCATCATCAGTAGAAGCGTCTGTGCGATTATAGAGGATGGTCAATATATCATTCTTTACTGCTTCTCTTGCTAATTCCAGTTTTGCATTCCAGGTTCTATTTACTTTGGCAATAATCCAGATATTTTCAGTAAGAGTGAAAGATGTAGTTTCCTCATCTTCTTTCAGAACTTCTATTTTTGTTCCATCTCCTTCCCTCAGGTTGGAGACACCAAATAATGTTTCGCCAACATAATACAGTATAGTTATAATTTCTGCTTCGGGAATTTGCCATTCACCGGGAGTTTCAATTTCAGAAGTATGCAGTATTTTAAGAGGATCAGTATAGACGATTGAATCAATTGATTTATCTATATTAGTAATCTGAGCTGTTCCATTTCCTTGAATTGCAGGTAAAGAATCATATCCAGCTAATTCATTGACTTCTTTTTCCCATCTGGAGATCGTCTCCAGGGTTGAGAGGGTTGTATCATTCCATTTCATTTTAATCTCAATAAGGGGAGGCAGATTATCCTTATCTCTGCCTCCCTGAATTATTACTTTATCTACGCACCGAGAAAGCTTCAACTTTATCGGCACTTTCATCGGCACTGGTAACATAAGTCAGTTTCAAATATCTGGCAGAACCAATTAGCTTTGCCGGAATATTGAATTGACAAATCATTTCGCCGGGAAGCCAGGAAGCATCCGATTGAACGCCTTCTTTGATTAGGATGCTTGGTAAAACAGTTGTAACTGCTCCATCCGTTGCACCTATTGTAGGTCTGATTTCCAGAGTAGCACCCGAAGCAAGCTCTACAGTAGTTGAAGCCGCACAGACCACAATATGTAGTCCATCATCTGCAACTGCATCCAATTTAATGGTATTGGTACTATCACCAGAAGTAGCATTAGGTAATGCCTGATTTTCAGACAGAATCTGATCTATTGCGAATCCATATTTTTCATAAATAGCCATTATTATCCCCCTTTTAATCCAAATCAGTAGTTTCGGTAGCTACCAAAGCATCTTCCCGATGGATAGGGACGCCACGCCAAGTAGCTACATTATTGTTATAGTCAGATGATTCGGCAAACATATTCATTTTACCTTCTTTGATGGTAGAGATGGCTCTGCGAGCAGCAGCATTGCAGTAAATGGCAATATTACCGGAATCGGCTTCTACTGCATCAATTAAAGCATTCATATCATCTGCTGTAGGTAAATGAGATGTATCAATCTGAGTAATGACTGCTACAGATTTCGCACTGGGAATTATCAAGGTAAAATAAGCAGAGAATATCCATTTGAAAATATTCATCTGCTTATTTGTTGTAGTATCAGTTACAATCGGAATGGGCTGATTCGGAGTCATATCAATAACCTGGAGCAATTCTGTATTATTGAAACGCAGAGAAGCACCATCAAATTCATCCCATCTAACTGCAAAGATCGAAGAACGATAACCAGTTGTCGCTCCCTTTTGAGCTATTACTTGTCCCAAATCTTTAGCGTATTGATGGAATCCTTTGAATGCCTTTTCATAACCAAAGCTCGGGACATTGCCATAAAAGACGGCTTTCGCTAAAGCATTGGTCAATGCAGCCAAAGCCGCAGTATAATTGTCTTTAAGCCAGCCATCTTTGCCACCAGGATATTGAAGAATTGCTTGATAATCGTCAAACAAATCAAAGACCAATTCCTTGAGGTCAATTTGGGCAGTATTTACATCTACTTTTTGAGGAACAATTCCTTCACCAATTTCTCTGAAAGCGGCAGTAGGAAGTGAATTGAAGTAACGGAATTTGTGTTTAATTCCGTGCGAAGCTTTCGCTACTGTAGCGGTTTGTAAGAGCGATGATCGTTTCAATAAATCAACCACAATGGGTTGATACTCATTTCCTACACCCCAGGCAGCAGCTAATGCTTGTAAGTTTGCAGTTGTCGTTGCCATAATAATTTCCTTTTTTTATTTTATTGGTTTTTTTGCTAAGCCGATTATTGCGTCAGCTGTAGTTTGGGGAGTCATACCGTCTTGAGCTTTACTTTGAGGATAATTAGGATAGCTCCCTTTTTCCTCATCAGACAGAACTCCCGTTGAGACCATAATTTCATAGAGATCGAGATTGTATTTTGCATCGGCAACAGATAGTTCTTTGCCTTCTTCTGCTTTCTTTAGTTTGCCCAATACTGTCTTTACTCGCTCATATCTCTTATCTGTCTCTTTAATGCTTGCTAATTTCTCATTTGCTGCTTTCCAACTGGAAAGTATTTCCTGATTTTGTTTAGCAAGATACTGATCATATTGTTCTGCTTTGGATTTGAGCCGCTCAAATTCTTTTTGTTTTTCAGGGTCATTCATCTTTTCTGTTTTCTCTTTTTCTATTTCTAATTCCTTTTCCAGTTCTCGTATCTTTGTTTTTCGGGAAGCAGATTCCCGATTTGCGCTTGAGAGTGTATCCAATATGTCAGTTGCCTCTCTCGTGGCATCCGCCAAAAGAGCACTTACTTCTGCAGGAGCATCCGCTCCCAATTTGTCCTTAATCTTATCCAAGATTTCCTTGATAGCCATTTTTTTACCTCGTATTTATTTTATTCTTCAGATTCTTGAACTTCAATTTCAAGAACGGTAGAATCTACTATTGGGGCATCAAAACAATCTTTGAGTGCAAGAATGCGGATTGTCCCCACATTTGCTGTTCCTGTAGTTGTTATCCTCATTTCTGTAGCTGATACTTTTGTTATAGTATCAAAAGCTAAAGTAGTCATTCCAAAATCAATGATCCAATTATCTACATCTTCAGATAAAGTATCCGCAAAAGTATTTTTTGTGATCTCAATAACTATGGCTGGGTTAACATCTTGTTCAATAATAGTTTTTTCCGTAGCAAGAACTGGTGCAGCTACATTGCCTAATATGCCCTGGATGATTATATCTTTGAGAGTTTCATCTGCTTCAACATCGGCCAAGATGTCTGCCTTAAGCTCGCTAACGGGAACATATTTTTTCTGATTGCCTGAATTAGCAATTAGAATACTGATTGAATCGGTATTTTTAATATTCATTTTTACCTCTTGTTTATAAAATAATCATATTTGTTTTAATGTCAAGTTTTATTTTCATCATAATATTCTTTTGTTATCTGGATAAAGGTATGTCGGCAATTATACATCCGTTCATCAGCTGTTCTTGCCTCAAATTCTTCTCTTTCATCATCAGTGAAAAATTCCTTATCGAGTCCTTCAATGCAAGCGGGTCGGTTCAGGTCATCTGTGGGACCAACATATTGCCAATATTTCTCTCCGGTATATTCTTCAGCGGAAGCGTATTCCACTGCTTGGATGAATTTTGCCCTGGTAGTATTGGCGTATGTAACAGAATAGCGAACTAATTTATTATCCAGAACTTCGGCTATTTGTTTTATCGCTACATCTACCTTGCCTGTTCGCACAATCGTATCCATCACTATTCCAGTAATCTGCTTCATAGCGTCTTCTGCCACGCTTGCAAATTGAAGTTCATAAAGTGAATTAAGTGCCTTCAATTTGTTTTGCGTCTGCAGAGTAAAACTAATAGGGATAGCTCCCTGTGGTCTTTTACTTTTTAATGCTTTGAGTAAATCATTTTCCTTGTTTTGTAGTTCTGTGACTAAATCATAATATCCCGCTTTTTGTAATTCTTCCATCAGAACGAAATAACTCTGACTTGCATATTGAATATTATTAGTAGTATATTCCAGATTTCCGCCTTTCCGATCAAATTGATTCAGAAGCGAGTTCAAACTATTTCTCATTTTTTTAGCTACTCGCTCCATATTTTTTTCAAACCATTGGGTTTGATCGTCAATTGCGGTAGAATATAAATCAGCCATTATTCAAATATCCCGGGAGCAAAAGTAGTTGAGTTTAAAGTTTGTTTTTTACTGGCATCAATTTCAGACACTCTTTGCTCCGCTTCTTCTCTGGTCATATCCGGATTATGTTTCATAATTGCCTCCGTTCTATCCATTGTGCCATTAGTTAGTCGCATTGAGATGATTTGTTCCTCTTCAATCGGATTAGCAGTAATAGCTATATCATTGAATTTGATATTGAAATCAATATCTTCAGGTAATCTTTGCGAGCCATAATAATTCTCACATTGACATATAAGGTTCGCTAATTGCCGAAGCGATTCAATATAGATGCTTCGCTTATCCTCGTTATGATCAATCACGCCTTGCATTGAAAGTTTCAATTGGTAACCTGAACTGAAAGTAGAAGCTTGTCTGACAGCGGAAGTAGAAAGACCAAGCAGTGAAGCAGTAAAATCAATGTTCTGATTGATAATTTCCCAGACCTGCCGCAAATCTACATTAGGATTGATATAATATATTTTTCCACCTGCCTCTCCACTGACAGGATCACGAGGAATATTAATATGCCTGGTTAGACCAATTATCAATTCACGATTATCCGGGAAACCTTCCGTGCAGAGAGTAGCAAAGGATTGATAGTCAAGAGCTAAATCAAGATTTGTAAGCTGAATATTAGTGCGGAGAT